GGATTGATATTATTTCTTATATCTTAAAATTAAAAAAAGAGACTAAAAAGCCTCTTAATTTGTTATTTATTTGAATCAAAAGAATCTGCAATTGATTTTATAATTGAGGAGAAAAAGTTAATTATTTTATCAATAATACCTGCGTCTTCTGCCTTTTTATAAATATCCTTAGCGCCTTCTATAACTTTACCAGAAATATTAGACAATTCATCCTTAATATCTTTTGAATCAATAGATTTCACATTAGAATATTTTTCGAAAAAATTTACCAATTCTTGTTTTTGATCTTCTGTGATTACATTTTCAAGATTATTCTCTTTGATTGCGTCGTTGACAATCTTTTTAATTTCTTCAAGAGTTGGAGCTTGACCATTGTTGTTGATATTTATATTCGCAATATTATCTTTTATTACAACAATGACATCATTTAATTTGTCTCTATTAAAGTCACCTTTATCTTTGTTTTCTTTATTAATATCACTAACAACTTCTAATTCTTCTTGGGCAACTTTTATTCTGTCACTATCAAGCTTTTCACCATTTGACTCAAAAGCTTTGAATACACCAGTAAGAGCTGATTCTCCAGTTACTGGTCTCACTGCAGCCACCATTATTGTGCAGTCTTTTACACCTGCTGTAATTGCAGCATTTTCATATTGTTTTTCGGTAATTAATGTAATGTTTTTTGGTGTTGTTATATTGACTTTTATTCCTTTATTTTTGTTTTCTTTTTTAACCAAAACGCTTGAAATCATACTTCCTGGATTTGAATCATCTCCTCCAATGTATTTCAATAAATCATTATAAGTTACCATAACCGACTTAATATTACTGTCATCCTCAATATTTAAAAGTCCTTTTGTTTTTCTAATTTGAGATTTATCTAAGCTTTCACCATACACAAAAGTTGGCTTACCCCACTTTTCATCAACAACCTTGGTGTCTATTTCACCAGCAAAACTGATAGTTGATGATAATGAAAGTAAAATAGCTAATAAAAAAACTGTAATTTTTTTCATAGATTATTATCCTCCGTTCACATTGATTATAGCACAAAATCAAGCGTTCAAAGTCTACAAAATTATTAAGAAAAACTAAACAAAATAAGCCAAATCTCAAAGACTAATAAATTAATTTCAAATTTTTACAAAAATTCCTTTACATTGTTTTTACTTTATGCTATACTTATAAAGTCAGCCGGAGTGATGGAATTGGCAGACGTACTGGACTCAAAATCCAGCGGTGGCAACACCGTGCGGGTTCAAGTCCCGCCTCCGGCACCATATACAAGATAGCTTTTAAAGCTATCTTTTTTTCTTGCAAATTTTAAAACCCAGGTAAAAATCTTTACCTGGGCTATTTTCGTTTCTGGTATTAAGTAATAGTTAAATTTTATTAGAGAAATCAAAACATAAAAATTAAAATCATACCAATAAAAATTGTTACGTTTATTGTTACGTTTTATCATTAAATGTGAAATCAATTAAATTATATATCAAACAAAAAAGACTCAATTCCAATGATTTAATCATTTGAATTGAGTCGATATAATTTGGTGCAGGAAAAACACACCAAAATTTATACCCACGAGAAATAGAATTAGTTTCATAAATTTAATTATATAAAGGGGTCAAAAGTGGCCCCTTTTTCTTTACAACATTAACTATCTATCCAAAACAGTCTTAGACCCAAAATCATATATCCCACATGCAGCACCACCAAGTAACACTCCAGTAAGAATTGACTCTGGACTTAATCCCGTCATAAGAAGATTTACACCTATTCCTATCACTAAAGATATTAAAGGTAGGTATCTTTTAACTCCTTCTCCAGTAACTCTTTTTATTACTTCAACTAACACCATTATACCTGCTAAAATCATTCCTTGTTCCATCATTACGCTTTCAACTCCTTTGCGACTTTGGTAACCTCTTCTAATGTTGCCAACCTATTTCTACCAAACACTTTTCTATTGGATCCTTTAATATCAAATCCTCCGACTTGTATAACATAATCTTCCTTATATATAGACGCATCTTTTGTTCTTACAAGTGCTGCACCAGGTAAAGAATTTGAAAGCGCCTGTGCGTTTGCTAGGTCTCCATCATTCCAATAAGCAATTATTATATTTTTGTTTTTCATATTATCTCCTCCAGATTTAGATTTTAGTTTAGTGTATCCATTAAAACCAGCATTTTTGATGATGCTTGGATAATCGATAAAAGCGTAGTTTGCATCCACTCCACCTTCTCCGGTACTTGGCACTCCTGGTACTTGCTTTTTATTAGTATATTGCCACATACCATAACTTCTATAGCATCTTGGCACATTTACATACCAGTGTGCAATCCACACATCGTAATTCTTCATTCTTGCTCTATCGAATTTGTTATTAATCCAATCTCCCGAACTGTACAAACCAGTGTAGTATCCATTCTTTTCTAGAATATCCATAAAAGCGATAGCCATATCTGTTTTTGTTGACCTGCTTATATTTCTTTGAGATGGATCTTCGAAATCCAAATACACAGGATACTCAAACTGTTTACCATCTAGTAATTTCATAAATCTAATAGCTTCGCCCTTCGCCTCATTGACATTCATAGCATAACTATACCAATATGCCCCAACAGGCATTCCAGCTGCTTTTGCATTTCTGTAATTAGTTTGAAAATAAGGATCCTCGCCTCTTGCTCCAGATCCTGCTTTCAGTATTACGAACTCAACTCCGCTTTGTTTAGCTACTCTCATATTGACATTTCCATTGTATTTTGAAATATCAACACCGAATCTTCTAATTGTCATATCTTCTGCCTCCTCCTAATATTATCTGTTTCATTTCTCCTAAAATCTTCAACATTTCCTCTTGATTTTTCAAAATTTCATCATGATCTCTTTGCAAGTCCATGGCGTTGGCATTGTGATGTTCTAATTTTTCTTTTAAGTCTAGTAATTGTCGTTTAAGATCCACAGTCTCGTCATAGTGTCTATTCGTAACCTCAGTATTTCTATCAATCGACTTATTAAAATTTACCCAAGCATTTAAAAAAAGAGGTGCGTATTTAAACACAAACACGCACACTCCTGCCGCAAATGCAAAGGTAAATCCAGTGTCAAGCAGTTTCAAAAACTGTTCCATCTATTCCTCCTCAGTTGCTAATTCTTCAAGTCCTAGTTCAACAAGTATCTTCTTCACACGTTCTTTCAAACAGTTTGGAACACTCTTGAATGTTCTTCTGCCTCTCATAATCAAATATGCATACATATCAGCCATCTATTTCACCCCCTTTATCTTTGATTATTGACTCTTGAATTGACTTCATAGCCTCTTCAAGTTCCATCATTTTGTCAAAAATCTCAGTCATTGCTTCTGCCTCTTTCAGCTTCTTTTCTTCTGCTTCAATTTCATCATTTGTTTTCTTTTTCTTAATCTCAGTCACGATATCCGACAACTTATCATCTAGCTTATCCACATTGCCAGTTATCATAGCTCCGTCTTCTCTCAAATACTCAAATCTTGTATTATTTTCGTTTATATAAATACTTATCATTAAATTGACCCCCTTATGTGGTATGCGATTTTAAAAGCTGAGGTTACAGATCTGTTGTAATAGTTATGAATCCTAACTTTGAAATAATCACTTCCATAATCAGTAACGTGTAGTATCATTCCAAGGCCACTGCACCTAATAATCGTAGCCCCTATATACTCAACATTAATAATACTAGGTGAATATCTAATGGTAATAATGTCAGAATATCCACCATTGCCTAATGAATTAGGATAAGTAATTTCTCCCAAATCAACAATCCCGTAAATATCCCTAGTACTTTCAGTATCAAGTCTTTTAGCAGTATTGTACGATGCAAAAGGCTTTAAGTTTACCACTTTATCTTTTATCTTTAACTCATCTTCAATGTTAAGATGATTGATATCGGCTTCCCAAGCTTTAAGAGTCAAATCAGCCTCAATACCTTGTGCGAAAATATCTCCCTTTACTTCTAGATTATCATTTCCTACAAGTTTATCTGGAAACTTACCTATTCCAACACAATTGCTCTTAGGATTAATCGAAATCCCAACAGCTTGAGTAGGCACCGTAACTAAAGCAGTATAACTTCTGAATTTATCCGTCGCAGTTACTCTGACCTCATACGATGCAAACTCCTTGTATCCACTTCCCAAACTCACCGATTGAGTGGTAGATGCAATATTAATATTTGCACTGTATTTTGTTGAGAAACTTCCGTACGGTAACTCCCTCACATCAACAGTTACATTACAAGTATTATTATCAGTACTACCAGACACAGTGTGCTGTACCTTAACAGAAGCATTCAACCCTTCTCCTTGTCTTGTAACACTACATTCAGCAGTTGGTGGATTGTACTCTTTAACTCTTATATTTTGACCATAAGATTTTCTTTGATTTCTACTATCCACAACTTCAAAAGTGATGTTTCTTTCTCCAGCTCTTGTTACACTACCAATATCTATAGTTGAGCTATTAGAGTATGTTGTATATCCATCTAATGTCGCCAGGTACTTTTCAATACTTGCACCATTATACGCCTCAGCAGATACATAAGCGCTAACATCACTTATATTTGTATAGAAGTAGTCACTTCCGAACACACTCTTAACTTGTGAGTTACCTTCGCGAACTGAAACATAGCTTATGTTGGGTTTTTTTATTTCATAAACACGAAGAGTAATAGTCTTTGAAGCAGTCGTCCCATCATCTGCACTAGCAGTAAAAGTCACATATCCACTTGACTCACTACCGAATACATCAGAGAATGTACTTGCATCGAAAGTGAAATTTTTACTACCCGTAATGCTACCGACATATCCTGAATAGTTGTCCGCTTCCCATCCAAGACTTACAGACCTTCCAGAAGTATTTGTAACATTAATAGTCACAGAATCTCCAATGTTTGCAGAATACACCGTATCACCTACAGAATCTACGATACTCATAGTCATAGGCTTTGCCCTTGCAATAGTAGGAAGTGTCATCGTAGCACTCAGTGAACAAGTTCCTCTATGTGTTCCAACACTTGCTTTGATTGGAAACGACATTGTTCCATCTGAATTGTGAGTGATTGTAAAAGTACCACTGCACAATGTAGAGCTTCCACCCCTGTCAAAACTATACGTTGTCCTCGTGTCCTCAATTGTCTGATTATTACAAATTAAAGAAGTGGGCCTCTTTGTTTGAGAATACCCACTTCCTCCGCCTCTACTTTCAAGATATAATCTGTATTTAATTCTTGATGTGTTATCAGCCTCTGATTGACTGATAACATTCATATCCAATTTAAAATACGCATACAAGCTTGATGGCGCTGTACCAGTATATGTTGCCATTTATTCCTCCTAAATCGGTTTAATAATCGTGTATTTATTTACACCATTATCGTGCTTTGTTACCATGTGATATCCAAACTCCAATACACCGTCAACCTTTAAATTCGGTACTTGTACTTGTGAGTTCGCAAATCTTGCCACAGTTTTAGTACCATCTATAATTTCTAGTGCATTGTTTTTAAGAATCATCTTCACTGCTTCGTCTTTTTTACCAATGAGAATACCTTCCTCACCGAAATCGAAATACGTTGTTATAGCTTCTATTGTGAGTTTACCAGCTCCGACATTTTCTTCGATAATCTTGATCCTGTCTTTAAGTGATAAGCTCTCATTTTCCAACGCTTTTTTCACAGTATCTGCGTATGCCTTAGCCTTTTCTATCTCAACAAAGCTTTTAGTCACGCTATCTTTATCTGCTTTCTGACTAATCAACACCTCAACGGCTTGTTGCCTTGACTCGATGTCTGTTACAGTTTGTGAATCGGCTTTCTTTTCAAGCTCATCTTCGAAATCATTAGGATTCTTACTCCAACTTGTTGCAACGTCGCCCTCTTCCAACTGAGGTCGTGATACAGTGCAGTCAATGTAGTAATTTTTTGTATTTGCATTAAAAAATACTCTGAATTTGCCATTTGCGTATGTGTCATCAATCTTCTTCCCAGTTACGACTAACCTTTTGGACTCATTTGGCTTTAATTCAATCAAATCGCATTCTATAGATTTCACGTTAAGTCTCATTGGAACGTCACGATTGTTTTTTACATACATTGAGAATGTATAAATTTTACCTCCGATAAGATTTTCGCTATCTAAAAGCATGATTTCCTTTGTGCCATCAGTCTGATTTCTTGCTTCGGAAACTAATCTTTTACCACCAAAACCAAATTCAGTTATTTCCTCATCAGTTATTTTGTGATTACCACCATCAAATTTTACAAAGCAACCACTCAAATCGTCTGAGTTTTTAATTAAGTTTCTACCGCCGATTTCCCCCTCGAACGTTCCGTCTTTACCGTTGATTTCTGAAACGTGGGGCGACCATTCTGGATTAGTATTTGCTCCTTTCTCAAGTTTAATTCTATCAATTGTAGAAGTAACACCAGTTACATTCCTATACAAAGAATAAACCCATAGTTGGGTGTCATTCGCTTTAAATATACTGCCATCAGATAATTTTGCTGAATTAGCCCACTTAAAAGTCCTTTGATATATTCCATCTTTAATCTTTGTCAAGTAACCGAAACCGATACTCCCGCTTGAATTATAAATACCAAACGCAGATTTCTCTTTTGCAAGATTTCCCCAAATAGTACAAGTATAAGTTTCGCCAACAACAGGTTTTTCTGCTAAGTCATACTTTGCAATTAGATAATTAGCGTTTTCTACAACTACATTCGACTTTTTTAGTAAGTTCCAAGTAAAATTACTTCCGTTAGCACCGTCTGCTCCGTCCTTCCCCTTGTTTCCTTTAACCAGCATCCACGTATACTTTTTAGGATCTGTTGAGTCTGCCTTAACATAGTCTGTGTAAGTTCCAATGTATGCCTTTTCTCCTGCCTCACTAACAGAAAAATCCTTACTACCATCAGCGCTATTACTCCAAGCTGTATGGAAATAAGGTGTTTTTCCATCAGCACCAGCTTTACCAGGAATGCCTTGTGACCCGTCTTTGCCTATTTTACTTACAGAATACCCAGTTTCTGAAGTATTATCAGTATAACTCCATACTGTTTTCATCCACAGAAAATCACCAGGACTTGTGCTTGGTATGCTACTAGTCCATCCACTTGTAGGTGGGTTAGTGCCACTTGTAGACTTAGCATAAGTTATGGTAGTAGATTTTATTCCAACGCCGTCTTTACCAGCAATTCCGTCTTTACCAGTGTTACCATCTTTAGCGATATAAGTTTTTGTATATCCAGTTTCGGAAGTGTTATCAGTATAGTTCCACACTGTTTTCGTCCATAAGTATTTACCTTTCGATAAACCAGGTACTGCTTTAGTCCAGCTAGCGGGCTCATTAGTTTCAGAATTAGACAAACCATAGGATATGTCTGTGGATTTTAATCCAAGACCGTTTTTACCTGCAACTCCATCTTTACCATCATCACCTTTGAATAATGACCATTCATATTTCTTTGGGTCTGTTGAGTCAGCTTTTTCAAAATCCGTGTAGAATCCAATATACTTTTTGTTCGCTGTAGCAGTTCTTGTGAATCCAACTGTTCCGTCTGCGCTATCAGCATAAGCGAAGTGAACATACGAAGTTTTTCCGTCCTTGCCGTCTTTGCCGGGCATACCATCATCACCATCGGCACCTGGAGGACCAGGAGTTAGTTCCAATATCTCCAAGTCTCTTTTTGTGATAGTATCTTCCCACCTATCACCCTTCCACAGTCTCTTGAAGTGATTACCTTTACCATCGTCCCATTGCCACACATCGCCCCACTGTAATACGTTGTGGTTAGGTTCTTGTTCTTGCTTGTATATTCCAATCGTCAAGTCCTTTATGGTTATAAAACTTGTAGCGACAGCAACATCATTCAACATAGCAGAACATGTAAAAGTAGCTTGTAAATCAACATCAGTGTTATTAATTCCAAGTATATTACCTGTTGAGCCTTCTTTAGATTTGTTCCAGTCCTCATCACTTGTAGTGATTTTGTCTTGATATTCTGACACTCTTTCCCACACAAACTTATCAATTGTTGCAGTTTGATCCACACCTGCTTTTGTAACAATAGCGGTAATTTCTGTTGACAACACACCATCTTTGAACACATTACCTTGACTTGATGTTAGTTGCATTTCGTATGGTATATTTTGCCAATTAAACCTGCTACTATATACCGATTTTTCAAGGCTCAAAAGCCTTTCAGAAATACCTGCTTTTTCTTCTTCAAAGTTTGCAAATATAGCAGAGTTGCTAAGCTCATCACACAAGCTCCTTGTAATATCCACAAGTCTAGCTGATAAGTACAACGCCGGTTTAAATCCGTGGTCTATTATTCTAATGTAGTCTCCAATTTCTAGCTCACTTGGAAGCTGTCTCAGTGATACCTCATAGCTAATCTTAGCCTCATTATTGTTTTTTAAGAACCTCAATCCCTCATCAAACAAAGTCTTTTGACTAGTAGCCTCGCTATCATACATTCTTATGAAATATTTTTGACCCGTTTTATTGAATCTAGTCCACTTTTTAGCTGCTTCTCTATCGCAAATCAGTCCATCATCAGTAACATAGAATCTTCCGTCATCATACTTGTATCCTACTAAATCAGTATTCACCTCATGTTCTTTGTACGATACTTGTTCAGTACTTGAAGCAGTAGCACCAGGATTTGTGAATCGTTCAGACCCTTTCATAATGTTTGCAATCTTATCTCCCCATGCCTTATCACTAGCATAGTTATGTCCATTTTTATCATGATTCATAGCATACAACGTCTTTTGTCCGCGGTTATAATAGTGTTCTTTTATCCACACAGCACCATTGATAATGCCTGCTTGTAAACTCCTGTTACTGCTTTTTTTAGCGTTATCAGGATTACTATCATACGCATTAATACCGAAGTAGTTATGATATGTTCTTGCAATCCTACTGCTGCCCCACGCACTTTCTAATGCTGCATGCGCTAATATATATCTAGCATCTAACCCGGACTGTTTTTGCGCTTCTATGAATACTTGACCTTGTCCGTTAAATGGACTGTTTGGAGCTTTTGCTCTTATCCAGTTATTGATTTGAGTCGCAGTTATTCCTTGCAATCTCTTGCCCAAATCGTGTTTTGTAACATCAGAATTAGTCCAGTATGTTTTCTTAGTAGCATCAACTATAGTTCCACCTTTGTTCTCGTTCCAGCGATAGAACCTAACATTAGGACCAGTCCATCCGCTAAGCTTAGTTGTTACAATTCCATTGATTGATCCATACAAAGTACAGTGTATGATTGTGTTTTTATCTAATATTACTCCTGTGTGACCCTTGTTATTGTGTCTTGATACGAATATGTCTCCGTACTGAATTTCTGATTGATTGATTTGATGAAAGTACGTTCCAGCATTACCCCAAGCCCACAATGTTCCAGTAGTTGGAAGTCCCACAGATTTTGGAAACAGTCCTGCAAATTTCGCAGCACTACTTACAGAACTTGAACAGTCATAATAATTAGGACCTTCACGTCTTGCTTGTGAATACCTAACCTTACCTTCACGTGATTTCATCCATTTAACAAATAACTCAATCTTGCTATTTGGAGCAGGTTTCTTTTTATCTTCTTCAATTTCAACTTGTTTTACTTCTCTGATTTGCTCCTTGTGAGGTTTACCTACAGCTCTTACAGCAGTACACAAGTCGGCAATTGACACAGTACGCTTAACATCACTGACATCACGCCCGAACTCAAGCCTGTATCCAGTCTCTTTACCGCGTTTCTTATAAAAGTTTATGACCTTTTTATCTATTGCATTACCATTTAATTTAACATCATAGCTAATCTCACAACCGAAACGACCTGCAATCATAGCAAGTCTCTTAGTCTTAGTAGTTGTACCATCAAATTTAAAAGCTAAGTTTTTATCCTTAGCCTCATTAATTCCAACAACCCAGCCCGATTTATCGCCAAGAGTATTGTTGACCCATTCAACAAGTGTTCCTTTGAAATCTTGTTCTGCAATATCTTCATTAAGTAAATCAAGTCCACAATCTTCCGCAACTATTTCTTTTGAGTATCTATTCTCAACAACTTCTGTAATCTCAAGTAAAACAGGCTTTTTCTTGTATCCTGTGGCAACGATCAAACAACCAGCTTCAATTAATTCAACATCCTTTTCAACAACCTTGTCAATACTGCAAGTAAGCATACAAGTTCCAGTTTCCAGGTTTTCGTTGAACTTATCATCTTGGAAATGTATGCCCTCCGGGTAATCATTACTAACTATTGTCAGTGTTTGTAGATTTCTATCTGTAACTATTAACATTTAAACACCTCTCTGTAACTCACATCACAATCAACGAACGACCCAAATTCTCCCTCAGTAGTTATCACTATCTCCTCTGTCCCTGGATAAATCGGTGTAGGTCTCGAGCCAAACGCAATTGGCATCAAACATCTGTGCCCATTGTGATAACAAAATCCAGTATTCATATCGATTCTCACAGTGTCGCCATCGTTGAAGTTAAACCTAGGAATGGCTACATTAATCATAGAAAACTCTTCCTTGCTTTTATTCTCAACATAAATATCTGCATCATAACCAGTAATAGTCATGTGCATTGGATTACAAGCTTGAATAAAGTCATAGTTGTTCTTCTTAGTGCATAACACATAAACATCACTAGCCACTACATCATCAATCTCAGCATTCATTAGCCTATAAGTGTAGCTTTTACCATTCAACTGATTATACATGTAGTATGTAATCATAGCACCTCTTTTAGTAATAGTTACAGCACCTGTCCAGTCAGCTTTATTGTATCCCGTATGGAGTTTACCATCACTACCACACAAGCACACCATGGCCATTCTTCCATCACCATTTATGGTTTCAATCCTCATACCACCAATCATGTTTTGATACTTATCAGTGATACCAAAAGTCATAAAACCAAATTGTCCAGGACTTGCTTTGTAATTGAATTTGAAAGTCATTTCCCAGTCAGTTGCATTGTTAGTAACCTTGCGATGCAAAGGCAATGTTGAAAAAGTCTTTAAACTTGAACTATTCCAAAAAGGATACACACCAGTAACAGTGCTTTGGCTTTGACCTTGAATATCTTCTTCAAGCAACCAACCAAGATATCCCTCTTTGTCTTTAAGTCTGTATGCCTTCTTTGATTTTGACTTGTTCACAGCCTTTGTCTTATCGAATTTAAAAGACTTACCTTTTACCCAATTAGCAATCCTCACTCCATTGTCCCAATACCTTGCGTTCTTTGACACAGTAACAGTCCCGTTAGAAGTCTTTGGACTTGATGTAGTAGTATTAGACACCTTCCCATCGAAATCACTATCAGCTATAAGTTTCGATGCATCCACAATATCCCAACCATCGCTAGTTTTCATTACCCTATCAAGAATAGTTAAAGTTCCTTTACCACTCTTGAACAAACTACTAGTCTGCTCCTTGTGTATCTTCATCTGCTTAATCGGTGCAAACTCCTTACTATCTCCAAACTGGAAACTGCCGTATTTACTAGTCACGCCAATCATTGTAACCTTGCCGTGACATGTGAAATCAAAACAAGGATACGTCTTATCCGTACCCTTGTTTTCACACATAATACTCTTAGCGTTGGCTTGCGACAGCTCCACAGGCTCTCTCTTATATCCACAAGCAGATGGAATGATAAAAGTTAGTTCACCTTTTGTGTAATTGTATCCTTCTTCAATTTCTGTAGTTCCATCTAATTTAGCATAGTAAATAACATCTGGATTATCATAAAAGTACAATTCTGATAACTCCTCTGTAACCAAAAGATTAGCAAATAAATTTCTAATCGCGTTTTTGTTTTGTTTTACAGTATTGTATTTGATCTTAAAATACATCGGATCTCTTCTTGTGCTTATCAAATCAGCACCATTAAAACTTATATAATCATTCAACCTATTGCTAATATTTGAAGCAATAGGTCTGTTGATTTCTTCTACAGTTAGTAAATCCCTAAAATCAGTACCATTGAAGAAAAATCCGAACTTTTTTTCTTTGTCAACTGTAACAAATTTTAAAATATCATTCATTAATACAACTCTCCTCTTCTTCTTTCTCTGATTTTTTGATTTCTCTTTAAGAACTCATCTGTAAACTTATATGTTCCTCTTGCAACTTCTCTAGAATCCATCTCACTAGTTACAGTTAAATTCAAATCTCCTAACTCTCTTACAACAAGTGATTGAACACCGTTTGTGCTAATAGCTTTGCCAGTATTTTCGACATTAGAATCTTGATTAAACACTCCCGTTCCACCTAATACTACCCTTTTCATTTCAGAAGTATTAGATACGTTATTTCTCATATTTAATCCAAATCCTTTTTCAGCATATTCTTTAAAATCTTGAATAATATTTCTAGCGTTATCAATCGTCCTTACGAATCCGCTATCATCAAGATCAAACTCAAATCCAAGATTATTATCAGTACCTATAATGCTTGATATTGTGTTTCCCATAGAATTAACATTTGACTTCACATCATCAAACCCACTATTTAACCCACTATTCAAGCCAAGCATTATAGCATTACCAGCAGGAATCAAAAGCTTTCTATCCACCTGTATCGGTCCTTTATGCTCTCTTATCCAATTTCCAATGCCCCCGATAAAGTCCTGAACCTTTTTATACGCCGATTTCAAGCCGTTTAAAAAACCATTCATAATCTTTTTACCAATATCTATCAAGCTAATACTTTTCAATGAATTAAAGATATCCTTGACTTTATTGATTATATTTTGAACGCCCGTCTTTAATCCATTAAACACAGATATAGCTCCACTTACTAAACCAGTAGCTATGTTTATTACCGAAGTTTTTATTGCATTCCACACACTTGAAAATACGTTTTGTATTCCAGTTATAATATTTGATAGAGTAGTCTTAAGTAACTCAAATCCAGCAATAACTCCATCTTTGATTACAGTGACAACTGTTGTAATAACAGTCTTAATACCTTCCCACAATAATCCAGCAGTCTCTTTGATTTTATCCCAAATAAGTTGTAAATCTGATTGTAATTGTGTGAAATTCCCCGTTACCAAATCTATAACTAGTAAAATCGGAGTCATAATAACAAGCTTAATACCTTCCCATAGCCCTTTAGCAATAGATACTATTCCATTCCATATTCCTGTTAAATAACCTGAAACTCCATCCCACACACTAGTAACAGTTGATGTTATACCATCCCAAATTCCACTGAAGAAATCCTTTATACCAGTCCAGATTTCTACCGTAGTTTCTTTGATACTATTCCATGCATTAACGAAAAAGTCTTTAATCGAACTAGCAACATTATTTACAAAATTTCTAAATCCCTCGAAATGCTTATAACAATAAATTAATACGCCTACCACAGCTACAATTCCAGCTATAATTAAAATTATAGGATTAGCCATTAACGTAGCCCATAATCCTTGGAAAGCACCGCCAATTGCACTTATTCCACCTTTTATTCCACTAGCAACACCTGACAAGCTAGTTCCAAGGTTACTAAAAGCACCAGGAACGCCCTTTATAATTTCAACACCTTGACCTAATCCATTAATAGCGCCCGTTATCTTGTTTACACCATTAGTAACACCTTGTGCAATTGATACAACACCTTTAAAAGCTAATAACGGTGTAAGCACAGCCAAAATAACTGGTGCTAACGGTTTTAACCTTTGATACCATTTTTGAAATTCTAACGCTACAACTTTAACCTTATCTAAAATCTCAGGCATTTTTTGAACCATATATCCGAAAGCTTCGCTAACTTTTTGTTTAACTTTATCCACGTTACTAGCAATATCGCCAAACCCGTTAGCCTTACCCCAATCGTTTATCGATTGAATAACATTAGCTACCCCCGTCTTTATAGCAGTTTGTAAATTAGCAAAAGAAGTTTGCATACCTTTAGTTGCATCTAACGCAGTATTATGCCAACCTTTAGCTCCTTTGTTTAACTCTATAAACTTATTTGTAACATCGTCCATAGTGATTTTACCTTTTTTAAGTGCATCATAAAAATCATTAGTTGCACTCTTACCAGTAAACCCAAACGCTTCAGCAGTTCTTTTTAATGCATAAGGCATAGTTTCTTGAAGTGTTCTCCACGACATCATATCCACTTTTCCAGACGACAGCATTTGTAAATACTGCTCAAGACCACGGCTGGCAGTTTCTCCACTTGATCCACTAGCTAAAAAAGCGTCATTAAGTGCTAGTGTTGCTTGAGTTGCTTTTGGAACATCACCCATAATCGTAATCATACGTTGTGTATTACCGGCTATACCATCTAGTGTAGTTGGAAGTCCTTTAATTCCGTCAGATAAAGTTTTTATTGAAGCTTTAGCCTCTTCACTTTTATATCCCATTTGTTGTAAAACTTTAGGAAATTGATTAAGAGTATCCACTCTTGATACAGCTCCGTCAACAGCTCCACTTACAGCACCCATAGCCATAGAAAAGCCCTTTACAGCTAATTGTGCAATACCAAATGATTTAGCCATTTGTCCGATTCCAGGAACCGCTCCTGAACTAGCTTCGTTGATTTTATTTTTCGTATCCTCTAAAGCACCACTAACCTTTTTAAATGCTTTTTCCATACTACTAGCATCACCATTAATCTCAACGCTTAAAGTATAGTCAGCCGCCATAATCTCACCTCCTCAATCCATTAGCTTCGTAAATTTTATCAACCCAAGATTTACCCTCTTTTTCTTCAGTCTCAAAGATTATTTCAGCATCATTTCTTGCCTTTTCCTTATCCAGAGGCTTTTGAACTTTCTTCCATAATTTTTGAAACCTAGCGTTTTTCTTTCTAAGTGCATTACTAACTGCATTCAACACTGCATTTCTAAGTTGAGTTGTTTCTTGCACAGTTTTTGTCTCATACGCTTTTCGAATAAATGCAACGTCTCTTGGCGTTAATTGTTCGTAATCTTCTCTTGAATACCCAAAATTTACAACATAAAAAGCGAAATCAATATCATCAGCATATTCAGTAGTTAACCTCACATACTCCTCATCGATTTCGCTATTATCCGTTTCAAAATATTCTAATTCAATTAAACGCCTTGGAAGAAAAAAGGACAGTCAATCTTAATTTCATTCACAACCAACATGTTAACAAAAATCAATCCCTTTTCATTAATCAACTTGTCAAACAAATCTGATGCTTGCTCTATTGCTATTTTACCTGCATCGATTTGATACAAAGAATGTGAAAAAAGAACCCTTAGAGTAGTTAATGGTAGCATAGCATTATACTTAGACAATTCTCCCATCAAAGAACTTCCAATAGCTCTTTCAATGTTTTCTAATGCTTTTAAATTAAACTTTAATTCATATTTCTTTTCGTTTAAGTTTATTATCGCTTTATCGCTCATCTTATACCCCTACTTTATCCCCTGGCATTGCATTAGCACTCTTATCACCACTAGTTAAATCAACTAACGCTCCATTACCTTCAAGTGAAATAGAATATGTCATAGCGTCGTCAAATGGAGCTTCTATAGAATAATCCGTTACCGCCGCAAGACCTCCAAACATTCCCTTTTTCTCTTTAACATTCACAACCTTAATACAAACAAGGTCTGAATCCTCAAACGCTTTGGATAGAGCTTTATGCGCCTCATCACTAGGTACAAATAAGCCGTCATTATCAATAGACCACTCTTTCATACCTGCAATCTTTGATTTCCATCCACCAACAGTATCCTTACTAGATACCTCAATAGAATCACTTGTTCTATTAATCTTTAAACCTTGTTGCCCACTGATGCCCAATAGCTTTTGACCATCAGCACTAAATATAGCCAACAAAATATCTTTTCCAGCTACAGCTTTTGAAGCAGAGCTAGTAAAATCACAATATAAGTTATTTTCAAACGCTTTTGTTAAATCTCCCATAATAATCTCCTCTTTTAAATTTTGACCTTAAATCCATAACAAAGCTTAATCTCAAACTCTAAAATAGCATGCCATGAACCTGTTTCTTCTTGTTCTAACGATTGTAATCCGATTTCGTCTTGCCTAATAACAGAAATATTGTTATCTTCAAACCTCAACTCGTCTGTAAAAGCTTCTTCCACTTCTGTAATAAGCTCGTACATTTCGACCTTACTATTTGATTCTTCTGAAACGATATGAACCAATATATTGAATACTTCGCCCCACATTGATTTCGTGTTTTCTGCCCTCTTATCGTACAATTCCACATAAGCAAACGGAGGCTTTTCGTCCACTGGAACATAGTCGTAAGCCCTTAATAGAGTATTCTTTTCAATTAAATCCTGAACTATCTTAATAAAGTCTACAATACCAATTTTTTTAATCATTTTTTCAGTTCCTTTATCAAATCATTCATATATATCCTTCCCTGTTTACTAACATTTCGTTTAAGATATCTTTGACCATCAACGTGTCCATTTTTCCCAACATCATGCCCATATTCTACATGTGGTGCGTACTCTTCGGTATAATAAAAAATACCTTTAAATCTTGTACTTGGAATAGCTTCTCTTAACCTACGGCTTTTAATCAAATCTCCGCTATCTCTCGGAGTTCCAGGAGGTCTTTTTGCTCTGTTAAATATTTCCACTAAATTTTTATTAGCAACGCCGTAAAATCTAGCTTTACTCTTTTTTAACAAAGCTTGTTCAAGTCTCTTATCGCCTTTTAAAGTGTATTTCATTTACCTACTCTCTCAATAATAAAAAATATCCATCTTCCAATATCTTTTACTTCAATTACCTTGTAAATTTCATCTTCAATCTTCACCTTTTCTAGCTTCTTGGCGAAGTTAATATCAAATCCATTACAAAACATTTTTCTTGAATTCTTGGTAACATCACGTCCTAAAATCTCAATATCATCTCTAGTCCAGTTAGTAATTCTACAAGGATAGAATTTTTCACTTATTTCGTATTCATACACCTTGTTTCTAAGCTCATCCACACCATTTTGTTTTTTCGTAACTGGATATAGTCTTAAATACATCATAAAAAACGAATCATCCTTTTACCCTTGCTATCATCTTTAGAGTTCATATAAACGTATGATCTAAACTCATCATCATATTCACTCAATACATCACTGACAAATGATGTGGAGATAGTATCTACACTCTCAGAATTAATACCTTCGTAGTTAATCCTTCTAACCATTTTCACAGTTGCATCGACCGCTATTGAATACAATAAACCACTTAATACACTATCGCCAACACGCAAACAAATACGGTCAGCGATAGTAGTGATTAATTCTTTCAAATTGTCCTCAGTAGCAACAACATTGTAAGGCTTAATCCTTGTTTGCACTCTCTCTAACAACTCTTTTAAATTGTCTTCTGTTATTGCTCCCATATGCTATCTACGCTCCTACAGTTGCTGGAGCAGGTTCTGTTATTTTAACCTTTACAATACCGTCCAATCTTTCAACATACATTAACATTCCGCTCATTAATAGTGTTTGAGTAGTAGCAGACGTATGATCCAAGAAATGAGTCATACCTATATAACCCAATCCAACACCATTTAATCCGAACTCTCTAGCCATTTCTGAATTAGTAGCGTTGATATATGCTAATACAATGTTTTCAGGAACAGTAGCCCAAATTTCGCCTTCTGCAATATCAGTAGTAGAAATAATAGTTGTGTCCGTAAATGCATTGATAAAAGTCATACCAAATGCTGTTTGAGTAGTAATGTTAGCATTACCCAAGTATTTTGCAATGTCCAATGGATTTGCAAATATAATGCATCTTTGTGATCCAAAATCTTCAAACAATGCTTGTAACTTACCCCAAGCACTAGCAACCGCACCTTGAAGTCCGTTTCCTAACGCTTTTTGAGTAGTAGATCCAGTTTTTAAAAGAGTAACAAAGTCCTTTCTAATTTCTTTTTGTAACTTTTGTACAAGTGCATCATCAGTATTTGTTACCGCTTCATTAGATCCATACATTTGAACAGCTTCCGCAGTAGTTGCCTTTCTGTATTTCTTTAGTGTAATTTCTTTAGTAGTTTTTTCTTTTCTAGTAACCTTAGACAAAGGAATAGTTTCACCCTCTGCTACATTTCCATCCGCCAAAGTAACATCGTATTTATCATAAATTCTAATAGTAGAACCATTTGTCAATGATATTCTTCTAGTAACCCCTAATAACTCCAACATTTTTCTTACATTCTCTTGAAATGTATTAGTAACATCAACCGTAATAGGGTATTTTAAATCTTGTTTTTTAATTAAATTTGCATCTGCCATTTTTAAATTCTCCTTTTTACATAAATAATTCTTCGTTTTCTTCAATCAAACGTTGACGTTCTTGCCTATCCTTCACTGATAAAATATCCTCTCTCGTTAAACCAGCAACAGATTTTTGCTTAGGAGTCTTTCCTTTTAGCTTTTCATTCACAGCCCTTTCCACAGCCGTTTTAAAAGCCTTAGAAAAACTATCCACACAAATCTTAGTGTCCTCTGCATTATCGCCGATAAGCATAGCCACAACCTCATCAGGCAAATTTATATCTGCCTCTTTCAACATAGAGTTAGCTTCCTTTATCATGTCGTTTTTAGCCTCTTTAGTCTTGTATTCTTCTAACTCTTTTTGAAGTTGTTCCACCATATATTGGTTTTTTTGCTCCGCATTCATCTTTGCAAGCTTTTTAGCTTCTTCCTGTGCTTTCTCGTTCTTAGCTTTTTCCTTAGCTAATCTGTCTTGAACAATCTTGTTAACCTCATCTTGTGTAAAAGTCTTTTCGTTTTCTTTTTCAGCATCAACATTCGCTTGATCCACTTCTGTTTCTGCCTCATCATCTGCAAATAGTTGCAAATTCAAAGGTATTTTTCTTATGTCTTCCATTTTCTTCTCCTTTTTTACATGTAAGTTCATGAATTTATATATGTTCTAGCTTTAACCTCAGCTAGTTGAGTGCATTAAAAAATAGACAGTTTAATGACTTATCTAGGTCTAGTCATAAAGAATGTGATATTCCTTGTCTGACTTTATTTTTATTTTATTTAAAAAACTTTTTTCATGGCTTTCGCCTAATTATATGTTTAAATTATTGTCTTTAATCATTGTAAATATTGCATTTGATAACCTAGTTACAAAATTTTCACTCATATCTAAATCATACATATCAGATATTCCATGAAGAATCTCATGTAGTAGTGTTTCTTGTTTTATATCGTCACCGTAATTTGCATTTAAATATATCTTACATTTGTTGTAATCTATTTCACCATAACATTCTTTCGGATCCTCTATCATAGCAGTATTTATTTCTGTTTCTACTATTTCATACTCTTTCCAGCCTATCTTTACACTTTTCATTTTTTACTCCTTTTCTGCACTAAAAAAGCACATCTACCTTCTTACAGCTGTAATTAGTTAGTGTGCTTTATTTTCTCTTATTCTTTCTTTTTTGTTTTTTCTTCTTTTCTTCTTCTAGATATTTTTTATACCCTTCTTCTAGCATTTTTTTTGCTTTAATATTATTTTCATGTGTATTTAACATATTATCACTCCAATAAGTTTAACGTTTTAACTTTATTAATTACTCTTTGTACTACTTTAGTATACCCTATTTGTTCATTGCTATCAATCAAATTTTTATATTTTTTCTCAGCCCTTAGATACTCTATATAAAAATCTTTATAATTAAAATCATCTAATTTTTCTAGCATAAGTATTTTTCCATTATGTTTTACAACGCTCATAAATTTGGCGTAATGATTTGCGAAATATATTAAATCCTGATTAGAGAAAAACTCATTATTCGGATGATTGTGAAGTATAAATTTCTTGTTTTCTGCTCCCAAATCCAGACTACTTTTATCTCCATATACTTTTTTGATATCATCATCAAAATCATCAAACATATATGCAACTTCCATTGAATTATTCTTATCTCTAGCTTCTTTCAGTAATTTTTTATGATATTCATTTAATTTTTTATTTTCAAATCCCGATAAGCTTGAAATATACGGTGTTTTTAATTTCTCTATGGTTTTATCATTTATTGGATAAATATTATCATTAGTTCCGCTACTCGCTTTATTTTCTTTGTTAAAATAATCCCCGTACAGTTTCTCATATCTATCCACATAATCATCTGGTATAACCACGCTAAAACTACTACGACAATTCACATGCATTGGTGGAAAATTTATCCCGACCTCACGATCCTTGAGTTTAAATATCTCCCCGTCCAAATCTTTGCACACATCACTTGTTTTTCTATCTATAACAGCTACATACTCATACTCATCATATAGCTTAGAATCATCAAATGTCTTCATCATAGCTTCATTATTGATTCTTGTACCTTCAGTTCGTACAATCCTTTTAATATCCGCTCTTGATCGATTAACAAACCTCTCAGACATTTGTTTTACAACTCTATTGAAACTGTCACCTCTTATAATAGACGTCTTAAAATCATTAGTTAAGTAACTAATAAGCTTACTTTTATTTTCCCAGATTCTATCACTGTAATCTTTTTGTTGAGTCCATTTCTTATTAATTAATAGATCAGCGCCTTCTTTATCAAAACTAAGCATAGTTCTTCCAAATCCCATACTATCTGCCATCTCATAATAAGTATCTCCGTATAAATCCACCAAATAATCATGTAATATATCAACTTCTTTAGCACCAATTTCTAATTGCTGCAACTTTATAGACTCATTAAGTCCTTCTAGCCTTGTCAACTTATAAATAGACTTTCTTACATCAGTTAAGTGCTTGTATTGTGGGTATTTTTCAATAAAATCATCAAATCTTTCGTACAATAATTTTCTATCGGCACTGCTTAATCTAGTTAAAAGGGATCTGTACTCAATAACATTATCCTTACCATACCTGGCAAAATATTCGGCAATTTCTTTCCCAAGCTTATGAGATTCTTCCCTGTAAAATTGAGTAAGTTTTTCGATTAACTTAGCCTCATCTTTTTCCAAATTATCCCATAACTCTTTTTGTCTTTTACTTGAGTATTCATTATACTGGTTTAGGTTCTTCATCTACTACCCTCATAAAACCATCAAAACCTTCAATGTCTTTTCTTTTATTTTCAATCTCATCTTTTGCATTATCCACAATACTTAAAACATTGACCTGAGTTTCTTCTGACACGATGCCACTCAAATTACGTGCTATTTCTGTTTCCTCTAATAAATTAGATGGGACATTCCTAGTAAATTTATACCTAATCTTAACCCAATCATCATCACTCAAAGGACTACCAGGATAATTGGAAATTATCTTATATCTCCTGTTAAGACCAGCCGTAAATTTACGCTCCTTCGTTCTCGCCAAGTTATCCATAGCTTGAAGTTTGTATTTTAAAGACACTCCTGTAGATTGTGCGAAATTCTCATCAGAAATATTAGCCACCATTGAAATTTGAAATATCAAACGCTCTAGTCTATCCAATAGGTTTTCTTGGGTAGTATCGCTGTTAGGTTTTGCTAAGAAATCAACAACCACCTTCTCAGAATTTTCTCCACTAACATTAATAATTCTGTAATCTCTTAGATTCTTGATAACATCCTCGTCTAACTTTTCACCTAATATTTTCATATACGCATCAGCATAATAGTCCACGTCATTAGCCTTTTCACTGATTGATTTATTAAAAGCGTTAATAAGACTCTCAACACTCTCAAAAATCCCCTTACGCTCTGCATTCTCAACATATTCAACCACAGGAACATCATTAAAATAATGTTCTTCTTCCGTAATGAACCTTATTCCACCATCCGTGTACATAAAATGAGTAATCTTCTTATCATCAGAAAAAGTACCCTCAATCTTTCCGCCAACGTTCTTGTAATACCTAACACAATACAGCACTTTTCTTCTTATGCTCTCATCAAACACCAAAAAAGCCTGCATAGGATTCAAATAAGTTAATCCGATTCTTCCGTTCTCATCATTAAAAATAAGTTCAAAACCATGACCATAAATACTACAAGTCTTTGACAATTCAGCATTATTATCATCTTGATTATTGTAACTATCCAAAAAATCTAAATAATCATTAACCTTCTTGTTTTCATGTGTAGATTTTATCGGATTACCTATGAAATACCCGTTAAAAGTATCTACAATATACTTTGCGAAATTTACTGATAGTCGATTGTCAGGCTTGTAGCTATCCTCCTTTTTAGGTTTAAAAGAAATAGGATACACAGTCTCATACATATTTTTTAACTTTTGATAGTGACCTATATTATTCTTATGTCTTTGAATAAATTTATCCAGCAATTCTGGAGTCATTCCAGAATCCTCAGAAATAGTAAACTCCTTATCTATTGAATCGTTAACTAAATTAATAGTCTCTGTAACATGTGTTGTCATTAAATTATCCCCCTAAACAATTGGACACTAACCTTATCAGATGCAGACTGCAAACTATATCGTAAAGCATCCATTAAATGGTTATTTTTATCTTCTGGAATATTAGTAAATTTCCCCATAACCTTATCAAATTTATATGAGTAACTATAAAACTCCTCTTTGCAGTTAACTAGAGATGTATCACAAATAATTTTCAAACTTTGTAACTTATCAATTCCCTGATTAATACTGCTCTTGCCTTTCCTAGACTTCTTTATTCGAAGACCGTAATCATTATTCAGTTCAGAAATCAATCTGTCCTCGGCACAGTCCGCAATAATAAGAGATTTTGAATATCCTTTAGTTTTTATCATTCTAGCAATTTCATTAGTATGCATGCCAGTTTCGGAATGTTCATCAATTAGATACAAAATCCCATTTTCACTATCAAGCCAAGAAACCACTAGAGCTGTTGGATCATGTGTAAAACCAAAATCCAACCCAACTATTAGCTCGTAATTTTGTTTCGCTAGAAAATCCTTATCTAACGGTCTATACTCTACATTCTCAAAAACAAGTCCTTCAGACACTCCCCAGTCGCCATCACACACAATCTTTGCACGTCTGGGATTAGTTTTATATAGTTTTTCATATCTTTTTATAGTTTGCTCATCTAACCACTCATTAAGCTTGTATGTAGTAGTTAAAGTGAACACATCCTCGTCTTTCGTATCAAAAAATTCGCTTTTTAACCAATGATTTTCGCTCCAAGGATTAAAAGTAAGTATAACCTGCCTGTATGCATTTTTGTCTTCTAAAATGCCCCTCATACCTTCTACAACGGTATCTAATTTATCCCTACTCTCTAATTCATAAGCTTCCTCTAACCATAAATGCGTAATAGATCCTTTCTCTAATTGAATTGAAGTCATTTTCAAAGCATCATCAAAACCACGAAATAGTATTTTCTGACCAGTAGGTATATAAGTTGCTTCCATTGGACTAACCGTAAATTGCCATAAATTTTGAACACCAAGCCTATTCGTAGCACTCTTTAAACCTACAAACACGCTATCTCTCAAAGTGTTTTGATACCTTCTAGCAGCAATAACATTCATCCAAGGGTACTTCATCATCTTATAGATAATTTCTATCTGTGTAGTAACGGATTTCTTACTACCTCTACTACCCTTAACAACCTTGTAAAATTTTTTACAATTCCAAAACTCGTTATATCCTTGACCAATCAAATTTGAAACACGAATAGCACCCAAAACTAATAAGCCCCTTGAATATCATCGATAAAAGTGGGTAAATTAATATCGACCTCTTGTTTTTCAGTCCATGAACCATATCTTTTGCCTAATAATTCAGCAGCTTTTATCTTGTCTTTAGTAGATACTTTCATCGACTGTATTTCTTGCTCAAAATTGCCGACATTTACAAGAATCTCTTCTCTTTCCTCATCTCTCAAGACCCTAGTCAGATATTTCAGCACTTCTGCTTGGTCAGCGATAGCTTCTTCCTCAAGCTTTTTCATCCTCTCGTCGATGTAGGATTTTATACCAACATTTTCCAACAATTTGCTAGATTGTGCCTTTGCATAATTTCCGCTATAACCTGCCTTAATCGCTGCTTGAGTCGCATTTCCACTGATGATATATTCATCAGCGAATTTTTTTTGTTTAATTGTTAGCTTTTTCATATCATCAGCCCCTTTTTGTACCAAAAAAGCCGATACAAGCGTATCGACTTCATGGTTAATAATTTATAGAAAGGAGGTGAAATTAACAATTGTAGTTATATTTGAATCTTCTTTCACCAATACTATTGTAGCACGGCAAAATCGCCCTAATCGCCCAATTTTTTATTTAAATACTTATCATGTATCTTTCTTGAATAACTTTCATGACAACTCCCAAGTTGCATACTAATATATCCCCAACTTTTACAATCGAAGTATCTCATTTCAAATATCATCCTAACTTGTGAATCGTCTATGCTATCAATAAACTTCTCAATCTCGCATTTTAAAGTATATGCTTCGGATTCCCTACTTCTAAGCCTCTTTAGTTCTCTGCTAGGAATTATAGGTATTCCTGAAATACTAAAACTTCTTTCAGAATATGGATATTTACAACTAGATCCAGTTACAGAATCCTTTACAATGCTCTTATGCTCAAGTCTTTTAATTTTCTCTGTTAAGTATTTAATCTCTTTTTTTAAAGAATTGTACTGATTTAAAGTTTGTCTATCCAATTCCTATCACCTCAAAACTTAACAAGATCTTTAATATCCAAACCCGTTTCTTCTTGAATCACATTGATCATATCCTCTAAGCTTACGTACTCTTTCTTCAGGCACTCAACCTGTTCAGCAAACTCATACATAAAATCTTGGAGTCTCTTTTTCCCAAATCCCCACTTATCGCGTAAAACAATAAGTGGCACATACGCTATAACCCTCAACGCCTTATCTGCTACATCGTCTCTTATTTCATCTTTGAATTTGTCAATTCCTTTGTTTATTTCTGCGTGTAGCTGCTCTTGTGTAAATCGATATGTTGGAACTTTTGTTTTTATTCCTGCTTTTCGTCGTTGTTTACGATTCATTATAGGTCTTCCTCTTTTATGAATAATCCATTCACAGTCTTTCCTTTTCTTTTAGAAATCTTATCATAAGCTAACTGTAAACACTCTACACAATCAATTCCTAATTGTTTACACAACACAATTAGTGTTACAAAGATATCGCCCATTTCAAGTTTAAGATTTTTCCATCTTTCAACTTCTTCAATAGAAAAATCTTGCTCAATATTTTCATCATGTTTGAATTTTTTATATAACTTCCAAATATCCATTTCTGTTTTAAATTCAAAAACTTCCTCAACAAATTTCATAAATTGTTTATCAGCGTTTTCACTGTGTAGCAAGTCCTTGTCTTCTGCCCACTCCAAAACTAACTCTTTTAATTCTCCAAAACTTTTATTGTTCATTCTTTTACCTCTCAATCCAACCACACAAATGTTAAGTGTGTATTTCCGTCCTCATCAACATAATCCAAATCTTCAGCAAATAATCGAGACCATCTTTCCGTACAATCTCCATTTCCATTGATAATTTCCTCAAACAAATCAAATTTCAATTCACTTTCTGGGTCAATACCAGAAAACCATTCTAAAAAATCTTTTATTTTCATTCTTCCACCTCTTCTAATAATTCTGGATCTTCGTAAATATTTCCTATTACTTCAGATGAGATATGTCTTGCAAAATCCCTTAAAAACTCAATATCAGAATCACCTTCTATCATCCATGTGCTATATTTATCGCTCCACTTAACCTCGCAATATTCAGCAACATCTCCATAATAGTAAGCACATATATCTCCCTCGTAAATCTCATTACCTTTTTTATCTTTCAAACCTGTGGATTGCATTAAGCTTATGTCATTTGTTAGAAATATAGTTTCTAAATCTCCGTCTCCGTTAAAATCAACTAAAATACAATTTTCATTCACAACACCAATGTTGTATATCATTCTTTCGTATCTATCAAAATACGCTCTAAATTTTGGAATCATCTTTTACCTCAATCATTTCAACTAACATTTCATCACTATTGTTTATCTGTTCATCATTCATAAAATCAAACTCATAAGCCTTGAATGTTGTTCCGTCAATTAATTCAAGCGTTATTACTGTATCTGAATACACTCTTTTTATGTCAGTATAATTAATTGCTTTCATTATTTAACCTCCCCTAATTCAAAAGTTATCTCGCAATTTCCATCAATGCTCTTAATATCTGTAAAATTCAATTCGGTGTGAAATTCTTTATAATCTCCATAATTGACTATTCCTTCTTCAAATAATTCAATTTTTAATTCGCTTTCTGGGTCAATATCATCAAACCATTCTAAAAAATCTTTTACTTTCATTCTTCCACCTCTACTAATTCAAAATCCATTAAATCCGTATTATATTTTTCTTCGATTTCTTCAATCTCGTTAAGTGTGAATTTTTGACTATAATTATCCAAATTTGTCTTATATTTCAAAAACAATAATCCAGAGGGATTTGCAATTGTGAAAAATCCACTACCACCGCCCGCAATTCGAAAATACCTATGTTTTAAATAATATCTCTTTTCTTCTTCTCTATACTTAGCTGGTGTCTTTGTAAACTCTACAATTAAACTAAGAAGTTTATTTTTATCGTCATCTAAAATATAATCCCAAGCATTGAAGTCTGTAGAAAATTTAAATAGAACATTCTTATCAACTATAGCAACTACTGAATTTTCTTTATTTCTTATTTGCCAATAAACATAACAATCCTTGATTAAATAACCCAATTCCTCAATTCTTTTTATAAATTCTTTAGTTTTCATCTTATTCCATTAACTTTCCAATCTAAACCATAACAATTCCATAAAAAACATTCTTTCCTGCTTTCTAAATCAAATACTGCAAATCTATCCGTTTTGCTTATCAGCTTGGCACTTTTAGTCCAATTATCTAATCCCATATTTTTTATTTTTCCATAATTATTTAATTCATAATTTTTTCCAAGTTTGAATTTTTTAATAGTTTTGTTAATTGCAATATTATTATTTTTTCTTATATTTTTCCTTACAATTCTGTAGTTTTTTAACATTTTGTCAATTCTTAAATCGCTTGTCATTTTAGAACTTATGCTTTTTTTAGAGCGATTAACTTTTTTCATCATCAACTCAATAAAATCCTTAAAATCCATACCCTCATTTTCAATAATGGCGTCTTCTAGGATTTTAGTTTCTTCATTACTCCATTTCGCCATACCACATAACTCCAACATAATCAAGTTCATATTCTTTAAGTTCTTCATCAGTCAATACTTTGTCATAAGCTAACAAATCATAATACTTATCCTCAATAGTATTTTCTATGATTTCGAATCCGTCTGGCTGTGCACCAATACTACAACCTCTTAATCTCATTCCGTAAATATATTTTTTCATATTATACCTCATATTTATTATTTTATTTTATATTTATATAC